GGAATCATATAAAAGAATGTTTCCTTCTAAATAAGTCATCGGAGGTCTTAAAATGACAAAAAAATTAAATTCAAAAAGTCAACAAATGAATTGTTATAAGATAAATCAATTCTTTGATGTTGATGGTCCAGATTTTATAACAATACCAAAATTAGAAGGTAGTTCTGGATTTGAAGGTAAACTAAATGGTTTTTACGGTAAAAAACACACAGAAGAAACCAAACAAATATTAAGAGAAAAAACATTAGAACTTTTGAAAGATGAAAATTTTAGAATGTCCAGAATATGTATTGGTGAAAAAAATGGTATGTATGGAAAACCTAGGTCTGGTGATTTGAATCCTATGTTTGGTAAAAAACATTCGGAAGAAGCAAGAAAAAAAATGTCTGAAAAAGCAAAACTTCGTTTCAGAAAATGAAAAAAGAAAAATCTTTTTATAAAGGTTTTTATAAAGTAAAAAATAGAAACAAATATAATGGTAATGCAGACAATGTTATATACCGTTCAAGTTGGGAACTTTTAGTTTTGAAATGGTTAGATAATAACCCAAATGTTATTTGGTTTGCATCGGAAGAGTTGCCGATACCATACAAATCTCCTATCGACCAAAAAGTGCATCGTTACTTTCCAGACTTCATCGTCAGGATCAAACGGAAAGATGGTCAGGAGACGACAATGATACTAGAGATAAAGCCAGAGTCACAGACAAAACAACCTGTGCGGAGACGTAAAACGGCACGCTTTATCCAAGAGTCGGCAACATATGCCGTGAACCAAGAAAAGTGGAGAGCTGCCGATTTGTTCTGTAAAGAACATGGTTGGCAATTCAAAATCTTAACTGAAAAAGAGTTAGGCATATGAGATAAATAGAAGATGGCAAAACTACTTGACAGAATAAAATCATCCCTCGCAAAAGAAGGTCTAACTCCTAGAACCAATGCATCTAGGGCATGGTTACGAGCAAAAGTAAAAGACTTAAAACCAACCTCAGCTGCATTGATGCGTGATAGAGAAAGACTTAAAACTACATCCATGATTGGAAAAATGTACTTTTATTTCTATGACCCAAAGACAAAAGATAGTATGCCATACTATGACCAATTTCCTTTGGTCATTCCAATTGAAAAGTATAATGATGGATTTTTAGGTTTGAATTTACATTACATTCATCCTAAACATCGAATGATTTTATTGGACAAATTGAGTGATACAATGTCTAATAATACTTATGATGAAAAGACAAAGTTAAAAATTAACTACAGATACTTGGCTGCAGCTTCTAGGATATTTGAAGCTAATCCATGTATTAAAAGATATTTGTTTACACAGATTCAATCCAGATTTTTGGAAATCACCGCAGATGAATGGGACATTGCAGCAATGTTACCATTAGAATCATTTGTCGGTGCAACAACAAGTAAAGTTTACGCAGACTCACGGAAAAAATTCTAATGGCATTCTCACCAAATTTATTTCTATCTAATATCAGGTCCAAAGATGGATTGGCAAAGACTTGTCGATATGAAGTCGTTCTTCCAATTCCACCTTATATCAATGAGTTTATCGGTAACTCAATACTTGAAAAGATTTTAAATTTTCCAAACTCAGTTTTTTCTGAAGTTTCGATTGCAATCAATTCAGCATTTGGTCGTGGAGGTACAGAAGATGAATATTCCAAAACTTCTAACTCATCCATGTCTCGCAATTTAGCACTTCAATGTGAAGCTGCAGAATTGCCTGGTAAAACATTGACAACAGCTGATGTTAAGATTTATGGACCAACTTTCAAAATACCTTATCAAACACAATATAGTGATACATCATTGACATTCTTGTGTACGAATGAATTTTATGAGAGAAAACTATTTGACCGTTGGATGGAAGCAATTCATCCATCAGATACTAATAACTTGAGATTTCCAAAAGGTAATAAATCAAGATACATGACAAACATTAAAATTATTCAATATGATGATTTTATTAAACAGATATATGCAGTTGAATTGATTGATGCATTTCCAATTGGAGTTGCACCTCAATCATTGAGTTGGGGTGATGATGCATTTCATAGACTCCAAATTTCTTTTGCATATCAAAAATACAGAACCATTTACGAAGGTTCTTATGATGTTGGTGGCGCACTTACAACTTTGTTTGGTGCCGCTGGGTCCAGAATTCTACCTTTTGGTAGAGCACTTTAATAATTAACAAGCGAGGATATTATGCTACCTAAACTAGATGTTCCAATCTATGAAGTGAAACTCATTTCAAACGGAAAAGTTATTCGTTTCCGCCCATTTCTTGTGAAAGAACAAAAACTCTTTCTCATGGCTGCAGAATCAGAAGATGGAAAAGAAACAATTAATGTTATTCGACAAGTTTTGAAAAACTGTGTGTTGGATGAAATTGATATTGACACATTACCAACATTCGACCTTGAATATCTCTTTATGAATATGAGAGCTCGGTCTGTTGAAGAAGTTGTAGATTTACAATATAAATGCAACAACATGATTAAGAATGATAGTGGTGAAGAAGTTCGTTGTAGTGGTACAGTTGGATTTAAATTTAACTTGTTAGAGATTGAACCTACACGCCATGAAGGACACATCAATCAGATTAAATTGACAGAAAATTTAGGTGTTTGTTTGAAGTATCCAACATTTGAAATGGTTAAAAAATATGAAAACATGGATGAGAATCAAGTATTGACTCATGTACTTGTTGATTGTATTGATTATATTTTTGACAAAGACCAAATTTACTATGCAAAAGATTCAACCAAACAAGAGTTGGAAGACTTTATTGATTCTATGCAACAAAAAGATTTGGAAAAATTCAAAGATTTCTTTGATAAAATGCCTGAGATTAAAAAGGATGTTCAATTTAAATGTCCAAAATGTAATTATGAAGAAGAAATTACAATTAAGGGCATGCAAAATTTTTTCGTCTAATATTTCGTTATGATACATTAAGTAACTATTATCAGACAAACTTTGCATTGATGCAACACCACAAGTATAGTTTGACTGAGCTTGAAAACATGTTACCTTGGGAAAGAAGCATTTATGTTGGACTTCTAATTAAGTATTTGGAAGAAGAAAAAGAAAGACTCGCTTTACAAAAACAAGCAAATAAAAGAAGCAGATAATGGCAAATTTAAAAGACGCACTACTAAAAAACGTAGGTTATGAAAAGGGTCAATTTGATATTAAAAAACAAATGGCCAAAAAAACCTTTGGTGGTGATGATTTTCTTTCTTCAGTAATTCGTGGAAAATTAGGATTAGAAAAAGAAAAAAAAGCAAAGTCTCCTTCAAAAGAAGGTTCTGAAGGTTTAGGAGCAGAAGCATCTTCTGTGTTGACAATCATTGCAAAAAATACAATGGTGTTGCCTGGAATGGCAAGAGATGTGAAAAATCTTTCACAAAACATCCAAAAGTTGGTTAAACTTAAAGGTGGTAAATCAACAAGTAGTGCTTCTGATTTTTTTCGTAAACAAAAAGAAAAGGCTGCTGGAAAATTAAAACCAGGAAAAAGCAAATCACCAACAGCCAGTGTTGGTAAAAAAGTCGCAAGCGCAGCGCCTTCTGGAATTATGGACATTCTAGGAAATATTGCCGGTTTTATAAGTGGTGCTTTAATTGAAGTTGTAAAATCACTATTCAATCCAATGACAATAATTAGATTATTGGGCAGATTGGCTTTACCATTATTGATTGTCGGTACTTTGGTTTCTGGCATTATGGCTGGGTGGAAAAAATACCAAGAGACTGGCAGTTTCACTGATTCAATTGTTTCTTATTTTGGAGGAATGTTAGAATTTTTAACATTAGGATTGTTTGGTGAAGACCAATTGAGAGGTGTCTTAGATTCTTTAGGAGAAATTTTTAAGCCTGTAACTGATAGTGTTTCTAAAATATTTGATAGTGTAAAAGCATTCTTTAAAAACATATTTGGTGATTTAATTAAAGAAGATGTAAAAAAAGAAGAACCAAAAGTAAATAATCAAAGTAGTAGTTATGGACCTAAAACACCACCTTCAACACCAAGTAGTGATGTGGCAAATAAAGCTGGTGAAGAGTTAACTTCAAAACTATCCGAGGCCGGAGTTTCTACAGAAGGTATACCAAAAGGAATATTTGGTGATTTGGAGGGTGTTGCAAAAGCAGGCGAGGGCGGTGACTTTGGTGCTATGATTGCTGCCGGAGAC